ACCGCCTGAAGGAGGAGGCTGCGGAGCGCGTCCGTGAGGACATGAACTACCGCCTGACCGAGGAGATGGTGTCTTACCGCCCGGAGCACGAGCGGTTGCTGTTCTCCCTGGGCCTTGTCGGCGCGGCATTCAAGAAGCTCTACAAGGTGCCCGGGCAGAAGAACCCCGAAGCGCCGTACATCCCCGCAGAAGACCTCATCATCCCCTACGGCGCGGCCAACGTGTACGTCGCCGAACGCGTGACGCACATCATGCGCAAGACCAAGAACGAGGTCAAGAAGCTGCAAGTGGCGGGGTTCTACCGCGACGTGGAGCTGGGCGAGCCTGAACACATCGTTACCGACATCGAGAAGAAGAAAGCCGAGGAAGAGGGCTACGCGCTCAACGAGGACAACCGGTACCAGTTGCTGGAGATCCACGTCGACTACGACATGCCCGGGCATGAGGACGAGGACGGTGTGGCGCTGCCCTACGTGATCACGCTGGAGCGCGGCACGCAGCAGATCCTGGCCATCCGGCGTAACTGGGACGAGGACGACGAGACCCACCAGAAGCAGCAGCACTTCGTGCAGTACACGTACATCCCGGGCTTCGGGGCGTACGGGCTGGGCTTCTTCCACATCATCGGCGGCTACGCGCGCGGCGGCACGTCCATCATCCGGCAACTGGTCGATGCGGGCACGCTGAGCAACCTGCCCGGGGGGTTGAAAGCCAGAGGACTGCGAATCAAAGGGGACGATACCCCCATCGCCCCGGGCGAGTTCAGGGACGTCGACGTGCCCTCCGGCGTGGTGCGCGACAACATCATGCCGCTGCCCTACAAGGAGCCGTCGCAGGTGCTGGCGGGCCTGCTGGAGCGCATCACGGACGAGGGGCGCAGGCTTGCAGCCATCGGGGACTTGAAGGTCTCCGACATGTCCTCCGAGGCGCCCGTGGGCACCACGCTGGCGCTGCTGGAGCGCCAGCTCAAGACGATGAGCGCCGTTCAGGCCCGGGTCCACGCCAGCTTGCGGATGGAGTTCAAGCTCCTGAAGAAGCTCATCCGTGACGACACCCCGCCCGATTACAGCTACGAGCCCGAAGGGGCCACGCGCAGGGCCAAGCAGAGCGACTACGACATCGTTGAGATCATCCCGGTCAGCGACCCGAACGCGGCCACGATGGCGCAGCGGATCGCGCAGTACCAAGCCGTGTTGCAGCTCGCGAGCAGCGCGCCGCAGATCTACAACATGCCGCAGCTCCATCGAGGGATGCTGGAGGTCATCGGGATCAAGAACGCCGACAAGCTCGTCGCGCTGCCCGAGGACCAGAAGCCGCAGGACCCGGTCACCGAGAACATGCACGTGCTCATGGGCACGCCCGTCAAGGCGTTCGTGTACCAAGACCACGAGGCGCACATCATGGTGCACCAGTCGTTCATGCAGGACCCGAAGATCGCCGCCACGCTGGGGCAGAACCCGATGGCCCAGCAGATGATGGCCGCGCTCATGGCGCACATCGCGGAGCACACGGCGTTCGCGTACCGCGCGCAGGTCGAGCAGGCGCTGGGGGTGCCGTTGCCCGCGCTGGACGAGGACTCTCAGGCGCCCATCGCCCCGGCGGACGAGAAAGCCCTGGCTCCGCTCATTGCCGCTGCCGCGCAGCGTACGATGCTCCAGAACCAAGCCGCCGCAGCGCAGATGCAGGCCCAGCAGCAGGCGATGGACCCGACGGTCCAGATGCAGATGCAGGAGCTTCAGCTCAAGGCGCAGGAGTTGCAGCGCAAGGAGGCCGACAGCCAGCGGGACTTTGCGATTTCGCAGCAGAAGCTCCAGCTTGAGGGCCAGCGCCTCGCGCTGGACGCGCGCAAGGAGGGTGCACGGCTCCAGTCCCAAGAGCGACAGGGTGACAAGCGCATCCAGGCGGACATGGTCAAGAGCATGATGAAGCCGCGCCCGCAGCCTAAAGGACCGGCCAAATGAACGTGTTCGAGGCGGCGCTCAAAGAGATCGTATGGAAGCGTCAGTCGCTTGAGACGGCGCTGTGCGGGGGTCAAGCAGAAGACTTTCCCGCATACAAAGGACTCGCAGGGGAAATCCGAGGTCTTTCCTTTGCCGAGATGGTAATCAACGACCTTGTGCGTAAATTGGAGAATGGCGATGAGTGAACTGCTCCTAGCGGATGCAGAGGGGAGTACGTCTGTTTTGCCTCAAACTGACGCCGAAAAGGCACGTCAAGTGCCCGATCCGGCGACCTACCACATTTTGTGCATGGTGCCAAAGGCAGAACAGGAGTACGAGAGCGGTCTGGCCAAGGCCGGACAGACGATGCACTACGAAGAAGTGCTGTCACCCGTGCTGTTCGTGGCCAAAATGGGCCCGGACTGCTACAAAGACCCCCTGCGCTTCCCTTCCGGGCCGTCGTGCAAGGTCGGAGACTTTGTGCTCGTGCGTCCGAACTCGGGCACTCGACTGAAGATCCACGGAACCGAGTGGCGGATCATCAATGATGACTCCGTTGAAGCGGTGGTTCAAGACCCGCGCGGCATCAAGCGCGCATAAGGAGTAGGACATGGCTGATTTCAAGTTCCCTGACGAGCAGGAAAACGACAAGGCTGAAGCCAAAGTCGACTACGAGGTCGAAGGCGACACCGAGATCGAGGTCATCGACGATACGCCGCCGGAGGACCGGGGCCGCACGCCGATGAAGGACCCCCCGCCGGAGGTGACGGACGAAGAGCTGGAGCAGTACGGCGACAGTGTGCGCAAGCGCATCCAGCACCTCTCCAAGGGCTACCACGAGGAGCGCAGGGCCAAGGAAGCGGCGCAGCGCGAGCGCGATGAGGCGGCGCGACTGGTCAACTCGCTGCTCAACGAGAACAAGAAGCTCCAGGGCACGGTGGGTCAGGGGCAGCAAGTGCTCGTCGAGCAGGCCAAAAAGGTCGCCCAGACCGAGCTGGACGAGGCCAAGCGCAAGCTGAAGGAGGCGCACGAGGCATTCGACACCGACGCCATCATCGAGGCGCAAGAGGCGCTGACCAGCGCAAAGATGCGTTTGGAGCGTGTCAGTACTTTCAAGCCTGCCCCTTTACAACAGGAGCAGAATGAGGTACAAACTGCACAGCAGTCTCCGGCGCAAGCGCCGCAGCCGCAACTGGACCCCAAAACCAATGCGTGGATGCAAGCCAATCCTTGGTTCGGGAAAAACAAGCGGCTGACGGCCTTTGCGATGGCGCTGCATGAAGAGCTTGTGGAAGAAGGCGTCGACCCTCGGGATGATGCATACTTCCAACGGATCGACTCAGAGCTGCGCGAAAACTTCCCGAGCGCGTTTTCCTCGGTGAAGAAGCCAGCAAAGGCATCCGTGGTGGCACCGGCCACGCGCAGCACAGCGCCCAAGAAGATCGTGCTGACGCAGTCGGCGCTTGCCCTTGCAAAGCGGCTCGGCTTGACGCCGGAGCAGTATGCCCGCGCGGCAGCAGAGGAAATGAGGAAGCAAAATGGCTGATCGTACCCCCCGTGATCTGGACACTCGTGCGCGAACCGAGCGTCCTCGCCAATGGGTTCAACCCGATCTTCTGCCGAGCCCGACCCCTCAAGAGGGGTACGAGTACCGGTGGATTCGCCTGAGCACTTTGGGCACGCATGACCCGAAGAACATTTCTTCCAAGATGCGCGAAGGCTGGGAACCTGTCAAAGCAGCCGACCACCCCGAACTCATGATGGCCGGGAACAACGACAATCCTCGTTTTCCTGACTGCGTCGAGATCGGCGGGTTGATGCTCTGCAAAACCCCCAAAGAGTTCGTTCAACAGCGCAATGCCCACTTTCAACGCATGACTGACGGGCAGATGCACTCTGTTGACAATTCGTTGATGCGCGAGAACGACGCCCGCATGCCGCTGTTCAATGAACGGCGCTCGGAGGTGAAGTTCGGACGTGGTGCAGCAAACTAGGAGTTCTAGATGTCTTACCCCTCTGTTGATCGGCCTTACGGCCTGATTCCGCAGAACCTGATCGGCGGACAAGTCTTCGCAGGTTCGACGCGGATGATCCCGATTGCCTCCGGCTACACCACGGGTGTGTCGGGCGGCGGTCTTTTCTTCGGTGACCCGGTGAAGTTCACCAACACCGGCACGCTGATCACCTCTGGTCTGGCGTACAACTCGGCTGCGGCGGAGACGGGCGGCACGCTCGGCATCTTCCTGGGCTGTGAGTACACCCAGGCGGGCGGTCCGATCTACGGCAAGCTGCGGTCCCAGTACTGGGCCAACGGCACGGTCGCCCCCGACGCCGTGGCTTACGTCTGCGATGACCCCGACGTCGTCATGAAGGCGGCGGTGATCAGCTATACCAGCGGCTCGACCATCACTGCCGGTGCGGTCAGCGCCCTGTCCCTGGGCACGAACGTGTCCACGATGGCCACCAACACCGCCAACACGGGTGTGAACGCCAACACGGCGGGCAACTCCAACGTCGGCGTGATGGGCGGCTCGACCAACGCCCGCCTGCTGACCACGACCCCGTTCCGCATCGTCCAGTTGGTGGAAGACACCAAGATGGTCACGCAGTCCATCGGGACCACGACCAGCGGCAGCGCCTCGGTCACGCTGGCAGCGGCCAACGCCGACATCCGCACGGGCATGCTCGTGACGGGCACTGGTGTTCCCGCAGGCACCACCGTCAACGCGGTCTCCGGCACGTCGGTCACTCTGTCGGCCAACGCCTCCGCTTCCGGCACCGTCACGCTGACCTTCGTCGGCTACCCCGAAGTGCTGCTGAAGTGGAACTTCGGCTACCACGCCTACCAAGTCGCCGTGGCGATCTGAGGAGTCTGAATCATGGCAATTTCTCGCGCACAACTTCTCAAGGAGCTGCTCCCCGGCCTGAACGCCCTGTTCGGCATGGAGTACAAGCGCTACGGCGAAGAGCACAAGGAGATCTACGAAACGGAGACCTCCGACCGCTCGTTCGAGGAAGAGACCAAGCTCGCTGGTTTCTCCGCCGCTCCGGTGAAAAACGAAGGACAGGCCATCGCGTACGACAACGCGCAGGAAGCCTGGACCGCTCGTTACAACCACGAGACCATCGCTATGGGCTTCTCCATCACCGAAGAGGCGATGGAAGACAACCTGTACGACAGTCTGTCGGCGCGGTACACCAAGGCTCTGGCTCGGGCGATGTCCTACACCAAGCAGGTCAAGGCCGCTGCGATCCTGAACAACGGCTTCAACAGCTCGGTCACCTACGGTGACGGGCAGTCGCTGTTCTCGACCGCGCACCCGCTGGTCTCTGGAGGCACCAACAGCAACCGTCCTGCGACGGCGGCTGACCTCAACGAGACCTCGCTGGAGAACGCGGTGATCCAGATCGCTGCGTGGACGGACGAGAAGGGCCTCCTGATTGCCGCCAAGCCGCGCAAGCTCATCGTGCCCCCGGCCCTGATGTTCGTCGCAACGCGCCTGCTGGAGACCAACCTCCGCGTGGGCACCACCGACAACGACCTCAACGCGCTGAAGAACAACGGCAGCATCCCGGAAGGGTATGCCGTGAACCACTTCCTGACCGACAACAACGCTTGGTTCCTCAAGACCGACGTTCCCAACGGTCTGAAGCACTTCGTGCGCGTGGCCATGTCGACGTCGATGGACGCCGACTTCGATACCGGTAACAGCCGGTACAAGGCGCGTGAGAGGTATTCGTTTGGCGTGTCGGATGCTTTGGGAGTGTACGGCTCCCCCGGCGCAAGCTGAGCCAGAACAAACCCCGCACGCCTCTCAACGATGCGCACCAGCGGGGTTCCTCAAGGCCCCTTCGGGGGCCTTTTCTTTTTGGGTCAGGTATGCTAGGCTCGGGCAAGGCCCGAGAGGTCAAGCCGAGGACATCCTATGTCAAATTTCATCGAGAACTCCAACCGCGCACCTGAGCTGGTGGAGTCGAATCTCAAGTCGCTGATCACGCCTGTGGCGAACTTCATCGCTACGCTGACAGCGGGGGCCGGGCTGACCGTCGAGCTGGTGGGCGACGACGAGGTCGTCTACGGGACGTTCACGCTGACGGCGTTGA